ATCTAATAAAACGGAGCATTATTTTGAGACATTACGTAAACACAATGTTTCAGAACATATGGAACAAAAAGGGCAGTTCAATTACTTAAGTTGGGCATACGCTGTAGAGGAGTTAAGGAAAATAAAACCTGATGCAACATGGAGAGTTATAAAAACGGAAGAAGGTTATCCGTACATATCTACTCCAGCAGGACATTTTGTGGAGGTAGAGGTAACAGTTGATGGTATTGCATTATCGCAAATACATCCTGTACTTGACAATCGCAATCAAACGATTGAGCAGCCAAATGCTTTTCAAATCAACACATCGATACAAAGATGTTTAGCAAAAGCAATTGCATTGCATGGCCTTGGATTGTACATATTTAGAGGTGAAGATTTACCAGATTCAGACCCATTAAATGAAGTACAAGTAAAGGAGATATCTTCACTATTAAGACAAGTTGATGATGAGGCTTTCATTGACCTTGTTAATAGCAGGATAACAACAAAGAAAATAAATCAAAACAATTACAATGATGTAATACGCAAACTAAAAAGTAAATTAGAGCAAAAGGAGAAAACAAATGGCTGATGTAGACACTATATTCAATGATGACGATTTCTTTGCAGAAATTGATACTAAAGCAAAAGAAAAAACCCCAAAACCAAAATGGATTCCATTCGCTGATGGGGATTATTTTGCACATATCTCAAAAGTAGAGACTCGTGAAGTAAATACACATAACAAGACACATCGTGCATTAGTATACAATTTTGAGGTCAGGATAGCTGATGAAAATTGTTCAAATAAATATAAATATAAATGGGGCAATACAGAGTATGATACTGATGGTGCTGAATATATTGGAAAAACAATACGTGCAAGAGGTGTATTTAGATATCTTGTTCCTAAAGAAGGAGATACCTTTAAGGCTAATCCTGAAGGGAATAAGTCATTCTCATATTTCTGTGATGCAATAAAAATAGAGTTGCCTACACAAAAGAAAACTATCAATGGAGAAGAGGTGGTAGTTAAGTCTCTTCCAATGCTTTCTGATGAGGATATAGTGGGAAAACCTGTAATTGCTGTTGTGGGCAGTGGAAAGCCATACACCAACAAAAATGGAAAAGAGATAACTCCAAAAGAAGTTAAATTCGTCAAAGCATGGAGGGATGGCGTAGCAATAGAAGGAGGTGATGATGCAGATATTCCGTTCTAGAAGGTTAATGAAGCTATTAATATTCCTGGGGGTAAAGGTTGCCTTGATTAGAAAAATTACAGGCTACAGTCTAGGAAATATTTATAGAGTTAAGAGAGCTAAATAATAAGTGGGTATCCCAAAAGAAGCACAGGCACAAGTGATAATATCACTGGCCACATAATGATGGCTAGACAAGTACATCGGAGCTGATGGAAGCCATCGCACATAACATTACAAGGCTGCAAGTTGCTTGAGTCAATGGACAGGAAAAAAACTGCAACAAGTCCTGTGCTTAGGGATATTTAATAAATCAGAAAAATGAAAGGAAATTTTAGAATATGAGAAGAGAAGAAAAAAGTTTTTGGAAATATTTTAATTTTGTTGAAATATTTACACTATTAGTTATAGGAGCAATAATGCTTTTTGCTTTGTATTCGATAATGCAAATATTATAAATTATAGGAGTCGTCAGTAATGAGTCAAGACAATGGTTATTGGATATTGGGGTATAATGGTTCAGAAGCCTCTCGATATCAAAGTAAGAGAGAAAAGAAATTAGCTGGAGGTAAAAACAGATGCATGTTTTTATGCATTAAATGTAATGCTGTTTGGCAAGAGTATTTTTCACATAAAAAAGAATTTATAACATATCCTGATATGCCAACATATGGTTTAGAAAGGAAAAAGTGTAAAGTATGTATAAAGAAAAAGGAGTCATGTAATGGGTAGAGCAATAGATATGGAAAATAATATAGATAAGATTGTAAGAAGATTAGAGCGAATTGAACCAGCTTTAGAGAAGGTTATCAATTGGATATCAGAACAGGAGTCAAAAGGTGATAACAAGAAGCAACGTGAAAGTGCAGCACCTAAAAAGTCAACCAAAGCAACCAAGAAAATGTCAGATGTGCAGCAAGGTGACTAATTCCAGGCCATATGAATTGACTTTTATTTCTTTTACAGGAATAGCAGACAATACAATGAAAGTATGCAGGAAGTGTGCATACAAAGAGACTTTTGGAACGAAGGGGATGAAAAACGCAATGAAGGGGAGAATAATTGAAGAAGAAACCAACTAAAAAAGACATAGAATTAGTTGTATCGAATATTATTAGAAACATGGAAATGTTGAACGAAAGAGTTAATGCTCTCGATAATGTATTCGGTGCATATATAAAACACAAAAAAGATGAAAAAGGCTTTCAAAAATACATGAAAAAGCAAATTGAGTTAGCTAATGATAAAAGGGATAAGTAAGGAATTAGGCTATATATACTTCACCTCACATGGTGATGTATACGCAAAATTGGAGGATGCTGAAAAGCGTCAGTCAGAGATTAACTATACTAAAGAATCAAAAGAGATGATAGAAAGGAGACTTCTTATGAACGCAAGTAAAATAATAGAAATATTAAGCGAACATGGATGGGGTGTGTACTATAAAGCAAATCCAATTCATATACTTGGCGTACAAGGAGGAGAGCCCCCAATGTTCTCTGTTAATGCTGTAAGTGAAGATTTATTGTTGAAGGCGTTTGATAACAATAAAGGAGAAGATAAATGGCATTCAGAGAAGGGTTCGACACAACAGTAGAGTTTGACGATTGGTTAATAGGATTCTATGAATCGAGAATCATTCGATTTATGGATGGTATGGGAGAGTTCACTAATCATGGGACTTTTATATCACCTGTACTTCTAAAATCAACAATGAGGAGGTACATGGAATTGCTTGAAAATAAATTTTCTGTAGAAAACAAACTGTGATAAACTTGGGAGAATGTTTTAGTGGCAAAAAAGATGTATTCTAAGAAAAAACTTAAACGTCAGAAGGCTAAAGAGATGGAAGCTCTCAAAGCAAGATTTGATAAATTAGGTAAAACATTAAAAACAATGAGCAAAAGTAAAAGGGATAAGATTAGAAAGTCTGTTCATAAGGAAATAGAGAGAATTGGCAATTTAAAGAAGTTTGAAGAAAAGAAAATAGAGCAATCAAGAAGAAGAAGACACAAAGAGTCAATTAAGATTAAAGTTGGATTTGAATACAAGAAGGGCAGATAATGGAATTTGATAATGGTCACAATGGTATAACGAAAAAGCAATTTAATAATGCTGTACACGATGATGTCGTGAATCATCCAAAGCATTATACATCTGGTGGCATTGAATGCATTGACTATATTAATGCTTGTAAATTTGATTATCTTGAAGGAAACATAGTAAAATACGTAACACGTTACAAACATAAAAACGGAGTCGAGGACTTACGTAAAGCAGAATTTTATTTACGTATGTTAATTGAAAGGGAGTCACATGGAATCGGAGATGAGACTTGAGAACATAGTTCTTGGTCAGGCTATAAATGAGCCTGAAGATTTTCATGAACTTGCACAATATGTTCCTAATGGAAATGTGTTTGTTCAAGATAGGGCGAGAAGATTGTGGGAAATAGTAAGGGCAATGAAAAGTGATAATAAGAAGATTAGTCTTATTACAGTCACTTCATTTATTACCCCATATGATAATGAGCAGGGGGTAACCTCTTCTTATGTCGTAGATGCCACAACAGCAGCAGCTTGTTCTGCTGGTATAAAAGACATGACTCATGCAAAGCTTATGTATGAGAAATATTTATTGCGAAGAGTACTAAAAGAAACAGATAGAATTAAGTCTCTTGCAATGAACAACTCAGGTAAAGTTTATGATGCTATTGAAGATGCTCATAGACACCTCGGACAAGTCCTAGAATTAAAGCCTGATGAGAATTTTTCCATTGATAAAGAACTATTGTCAGCTATAAATTCCATTACAGAAAAAGAATCACTTTTACTTAAAACAGGATATGGAAATTTAGATAAATTTGCAGGTGGATTAACTAAAGGTGAGATAACAATTATTGGAGGTCGTCCAGGTCATGGTAAGACCACCTTTATGATAAATTTGCTGTCACGAATGATTCACTCTGGACTCCGTATAGCCTTTTTTAGTAGGGAATTACCAAATAGCGAACTACTGAAAAAACTCCTAACCCTTGAATCAGGCAGACTGTCGTATGGGATGGTTCGTAAAGGAATTTTCGAGCAAAGCGACCTCCAAGAACTTTCATATATAAAAGATAAAATGTCTGATTGGCT